AAGCTCTTTTCAAGAGTGGTGGGTTCAGGCATATAATTGCATTGAAAGGTGAATGATGATCATCTACTTTGCGGGTAATTTAACTTGCCAAAGGGAGAGAAAATTACTTCTCAAATCTGCGAGTCGTTTGTTCTCTTTTCATTATCACGCTCCATCTATAGAGGGGTGTGATGGCATCGATGGAAATTTTAGTAAGCCTTTTGCGTATCGTTTGAAATTACGGAAAAGATTTTTGGGTAATTCAAAAGAGGGGGAATGAATGTTTTGTCATCTCCACATACATAATGAATATTCATTTTTGGACGGAGTTGGTCGGGCAAGGGCTTATCTAAATAAGGCAAAGGAATTGGGCCAGCAGTATCTTGCATTGACCAATCACGGGAATATCGATGGTCTGTTGGATTTTCAGAATCAGGCAAAAGGAATCGGGATCAAACCGATCATGGGTTGCGAGTTATATGTCGTGCCGCAGATGCAACACAAGGCGAGCGGTGATGATCGATATCATTTGACGGCTCTTATCAAGAATGAGACTGGGTTCCAGAACCTTTGCCGGATTTTAACGAAAGCAAATTTGGTCGGGTTTTATCATCGGCCGAGGATTGATTTCGATTATCTTTTGGATCACTATGAAGGATTAGTTTTTTTATCTGGATGTTCCGCTTCGGTTTTGAGAACGGTTGACGGTCAGATTTTTTTACAGAACCTTTCAAGGAAAATCCCGGGTGATGTTTATTTGGAGGTGATGCCGCATCGGATTGAGGCGCAGGTTGAGATAAACCGTCTGTGCGTTGATATTGCTGGAACCACCGGAATGGAAATGGTTGCCACAAATGATTGTCATTATATCAATGAAGCCGATAGTGATATTCATGAAGTGCTGTTGGCGATCCAGACCAAGGCGAAATGGAATGAGGCCAAGCGATTTCGATTTGAGACCTATGGTTTGTTTTTACGATCAGAACAACAGATGAAACAGGCTTTCATCGATCAAGGGGTATTGACCAAAGCACAATATTTGATGGCGATGAGAAATACCATGGAGATCGCTGAAAAATGTTCCGGATTTAAAATCGCAAAAAAAGAAGTCTGGCTTCCCGTGGTGAGGGAGATATCGGAGCGGGATGAAGATCAGTTTTTACAAACTTTATGTGATGAAGGATATCAGAGGCTTTTTCATTCGACGGTCTGGGATTCGGTGTATCAGGATCGATTTGAGGAAGAGTTTGAGCTGATAAAAAAGAAAGGGTTCGTCCGATATTTTTTGCTGGTATGGGAACTGGTGAATTGGTGTCGGTCGAACGGTATCATGACGGGACCGGGCAGGGGATCTGTTGGGGGCAGCTTGATCGCATATTTGATGGGGATCACGAGCGTCGATCCGCTCGTATATGAATTATTGTTTTCCCGATTCATTGATGTGAATCGGATTGATTTTCCGGATATCGATATCGATTTTGAGGATGTGAAGCGATCAAGGATCAGGGAACATCTTGAGGAGTTGTATGGAAAGAATCAGGTGGCATCTGTTTCGACATTCATGAAGATGAAAGGCCGAGGAGTCTTGCGGGATGTCGCAAGGGTTTTTGACGTGCCTTATAAAGATGTCGATGTCTTTGCCAAGGCCATCTTTGATGAGGACAATGAAAATAATTCGGTGGAAAATGCGTCAAAACAGACCCATGAAGGGATTTCTTTCAGTTCCCGTTATCCGAAGGTGGTTGATTATGCAATTCGACTGGAGGGTCAAATTAAGGGGTGTTCCCAACACGCCGCGGCATTGATCGTTTCGGCTGAAGATTTGACGGAAGGGGCAAGGGGATATTTGGCCCTTCGATCAGGGCAGGAAGTTATCAATTGGAGCAAGGACGATGCAGAGTATATGGGGTTGATGAAACTGGATGTTCTTGGCCTGAATACCCTCTCGGTTTTGAATGAAACGAAGCGATTGATTATGCAAAATCATGGTAAGAATATTGTGTTTGAGTCGATCTTACTTGATGACCCGAGGGTTTTTGAAATGTTGTCGAAAGGTGAGACAGTCGGCGTATTTCAGTTCAATACTTGGTCGATGACAAAGATGGTAAAGGAAATCGGGGTTGATAATTTTGGATTGATGAGCGACATATTGGCATTAGTCAGACCCGGGCCTTTGGATAGCGGCATGGCGGCTGATTTTTCCAAACGGAAGCGTGGGGCAAAGTGGAAAAAGAAACATCGGATTTATGAAAGGATTACCAAGAACACTTTCGGGATCATTGTTTATCAGGAACAAGTGATGCAGGTGATCAATCTGGTGGCTGGGTTGCCTTATTCGGTAGCCGATAAAATCAGAAAGATCGTTGCAAAGAAACGGGATGCGAAATTATTCGCCGAGTATGAGCAGATGTTTATTGATGGATGTTTGAAGGAGGGGACTCTGCCGGAAAATGAGGCAAGGGAGTTCTGGGATGCTTTACAGAATCACGCAAGATATTCTTTCAACAAGTCCCACTCCATTGAATACGCGATGATTGCGTATTGGTGTGCATGGTTGAAATTGTATTTTCCTGCCGAATTTATTTGTGCCAATTTGACGTTTGGATCTGACAGCAAAAAGGAGGAGCTTGTCAAGGAGGCCAAGAGGATCGGATTAAATGTCGTGTTGCCAAGGGTGGGGATTTCGGATGCTGTTAAATGGGTGGTGAAAGGAAATAACATTTATGTCCCATTCATAGAAATCAAAGGGGTTGGAGAAAAGACTGCTCAGGAATTTGCTTCATTTAAGCCGAAAAGTCACAAAAGAAAAGGGTTCTTTAATATTGAAACGTCTTCTCCGGAGAGAAGCAGAATCGGCAGGATACTCGAAGAGATTGGCGCAATAGGATCGTCACCCATTTCTGATCTTTCATCGTATTTCTCATTCGATGTTTCCGTGATGGGGGAATCCAAGAACAAAGCAAATGAATGTTTCATCCTTCAAAAGAAATGGCGCGATCCTGAATTGATTCACTGTAAGGATTGTGAATTAAGATCGGAAGCCCGCCAACCGGTTTTGCCATCACGGGGAATTTACAATGTGATGATTATCGGGGAAGCGCCCGGTAGAAATGAAGATGAGCAGGGCATGGGGTTTATCGGGAAATCGGGTGATCTTTTGTGGTCGGAGCTTGAGAAGCATGGAATGTCCCGTCGGCAATTTCATATCACCAATACCTGCAAATGTTATCCCGGTAATATCAGGACTCCGAAACCAAATCACATATCAGCGTGCTCAAAATGGATAGATGCCGAGATCAAGAATACCGGTTCAAAATTATGTCTGGCATTGGGCAATATCGCATTAAAATATCTCAAAGGGGAAGATGGGGGTATAATGAAGATATGCGGAATGACCGAATGGATTGAAAGCAAGGGGGTGTATGTTTGTTGGGGATTGCATCCATCGGCTGTATTGAGGAATCCGGATAATAAATTTTTGTTTCAAGAGGGGATTAAGAATTTTATTAACCAAATTAATCTTGCGGGAGGATTAAAATGACTACAGACAGGATGGAACTTCATTTAAAGTATCGACCAAGTAATTTTGATGAGCTGATTGGAAATGCCGCATTAAAGAAATCACTCATCCCGGCCATTCCACGCACAAGGACTTTTCTTTTTTATGGACCCAGAGGATGCGGTAAAACGACCATCGCAAGATTGATCGGTAAAGAGATAGGAGTCAATGAGATCGATGTTAATGAGATTGATGCTGCTGATAATACCGGGGTCGATAATGCCCGGCAGATAAAGGATGCTGCACAATATAACCCACTCGCCGGTAAATTCAAAATCTTCATTATTGACGAGTGCCATCGCTTGACCGGCAATGCATCCGACTCGTTATTGAAGACTCTTGAAGCGCCGCCGTCGCATTGTTATTTCGTGCTTTGTACCACTGATTTCCAGAAAGTGCCTGTGACGATCAGAAGCAGGGCCAAATGTTACGAGGTAAAGACTTTGGACCCAAATGATCAGAATTATTTGATTCGATATGTCTGTCATGAAGAGGGGTTTAGAATATCGCCGAATGTGAAGCGGGCCATTATTGAAAGCTGTGAAGGTATTCCGAGGGAAATATTGGTGGCGATGGATACCATTCGCGATGTAGAAAATGATGAGGATGCCATTTCATTAGTTCATGCATCTGTTCATAAGGAAGTCAAGGATTTATGTCAGATGTTATTGCAAAGGAGAAAATGGCAGGAGATTGCCCCGGTATTGAAAGCGTTGAAAGATGAGCCTGAAAGGATTCGATTGGCCGTGTTGGGGTATATGAATGTGGTCCTGCTATCCGCCAATCCGAATAACTCAGAAATTGCGGCGTTTATCATTGGAGAATTCAGCGATTCTATGATTTATAACGGCAAAGCTGGGTTGACTTATGCCTGTTATATGGTAGTTAAATAATAAGAATCATCGAAATGATGATATAATAGATTTAAGAAAGGAGCTGGGAGATGGATGAATTGAAGATCAGACCTGAGTTTGGTATCGACAGGAATAACCTCGATGATGAATGGATCAAAAATCCGGGGTTCTATTCCTATTACGCCGAGCAGGTGGCGGAAGCGACAAAATTGAAGGATGAAATTTGGTTAGAGAAAAGAATTTTGAAGGCGACGCTTTATAAAAAGTATCGTCAGGAGATCACGGACCGGGATGGAAAAGCCCCAAGCGATACCCGGGTTGATGCCGATGTTCATGCCGATCCGTCTTACAAGGATGTTTCGTTGCGGTTGATTGAAGCTGAATATCAGGTGAATCTGTTGGATGGTTTTAAGTGGGCGACGATCTCAAAGGAAAAAAGTCTTGACCATCTTTCCCGGAATGAAAGCAAGGGCCATACCATGAAGGACGGATTCTCCGAAAGTTATCAGCTTGCGTCAGACCGGAGAAATCGGGCGTCGGATGAAATGGACCGTGCCCATCGGCAAAGGATTAAAAGGTGAGAGAATGGAACTCAAATATTTGTTATTGATAATCCCGGTAATTGTGTTTGGTTATGTCGTCTGGCGGTTGCTGACGTATGGCACCTTCAGGAGTTATTTCCAAGCGAAACTTTGGTTTCATAAAAAACAAAAGGAGGAATGCGATGCGAGAAAGTAGAAGGACAATGCGGGAGCAAATGCAAAGGCGGATGGAAAAGGAGGGTCAGCATTATCAGCGGCGGGGCAGCCTCTTTTTGTCCACCTTGCAGGGGGTCAAGTTTTTCAGATGTAAGGAGGGTCCGAATCTTTTGGACATCCTGCTTTATGAAGCCGGGAAATACGATCCGATTGAGGCAAATGCGATGGCGTATGTTTTACGGATCTTTCGTCATCCCGGTTGTGCTCAGGATGGTGGGGACATCATCTGTATCGAGCAGACTTTTCGGGATCAAAACCGACGGGATGCTTTGTTCGGAAAAGGGGCTTATTGCCCGGTATGCAAGGAATATAAGATGAGGGTTAGCAAAGGCGCGACCAAAGAGGAAACCGATTCGATCCGTTATGCGAATTGGCCGAGGACGATTTATAATATCTTTGATCGTCGTGACCCGGGGGTGGGAGGTCAGGTATGGGAGACTTCTGCGTATCTGCTCCAGCAATATCTTGATGTCATTTCGCAGAAGTCGCTTTTGCCGGGGGAGGCGAGGGGGATCGAAACATACATCCCTTATATGGATATCGAGGATGGTCGGTCCATTTCTTTTCAACGGGAGGGAATGGATGAAAAAAGTAAATTCATTGGCGTGAAATTTGAGGAGCGTCGAACCCCGATTCCGGAGAATGTGGTTGACGCCGTTCATCCGCTGGACGAGTTAATTGCGTGGCCTTCGGTGGAGTCTGCCCATGAGGCATTTTGGGGTGTGCCGTTGGGTTGTGGCACGCAGCGGCTGGGGGCGGAGCCGGTGGATCGTCCGGCGAAATATGAAAAGGCGAAGAAGGCGAAGGAAGAGGATGTTCCGGAGCCGCCGGAGCCGGAGGAACCTGAAGAGGAAGAATTATCGGATGAGGAAAGAGAAGCCGCGGAGCTTGAAGCAAGGCTCAAGGCTTTAAAGGAAAAGAAAGCCGGAAAAGACAAGGTTGATGCCAAGCCCGAACCAAAGAAAGAAACCAAAAAGAAAGGGTCCGGGTCGGAATCGAAATGCCCGTATGGTCATAAGTTCGGTGAGGATATTGATGATAAAGCCGAATGTGAAAAATGCGAAGTCTGGAAGGATTGCGCAAAGGAAAATGATCGTCTGAGCAGGGGATAAAGCCAATAAAATAATATTAGGAGGGTATGAATGATTACAGACATGATTGATGAGATGGTTGGGATTCTTGCGGTTGCAAAGGAAGATGCCGACAAATTCGAGGAAAAGGGGAACGCCAGTGCGGGCCGTAGAGTCAGGGTTGCAATGCAGGGTTTGAAAAAGAAGGCTCAGGATGTAAGAATTGCAATTACGACATCAAAGAAAGATTGATTATCAAAAAAAAGATGTCGGATAGCGACCGACTGATTTCAGGGGATGCGGGGTAGCCTGAAAAAGAATGACAAAAAGCCCGCACAAAATAAGGAGAAAATTATGAAGATTGAACGCCATGTTGGGATAGATACAGAAGTAAAAAAGGTAGAAGAGGATGATAAAAGTTCAAAGGTCGAGTTTTTACATAGTGGATGCACAACCTTGAATCTTGCATTATCCCAGAAAGGAAGAAAGGGTGGTTGGCCGAGAGGGAGGATATCGAATGTCGTTGGAGATGGTAGCAGCGGGAAAACCCTGCTGGCATTGGAGCTGGCGGCAAGCACGTTTTATAGAATGGTGGGAAACGTTTCAAAGAATTTCCCAGCTGTCAAAAAAGTCAAGATTATTTTTGACAATGTTGAAGGGGTCATGGATTTTCCGATTGAGGAAATGTATGGTAAGCAATTTTGCGAAGCCGTGGAGTGGGCAAGATCGCCATCCATTGAAAGCTGGGGCAGAAAAGTCGCCCGAGAGATTGACGCTAATAAATCTGGGGAGCTGTTGTTATATATCCTTGATTCCGTGGATGCTCTGGTAACAGAAGATAGCAAGGATCGCTTCGATAAAGCCGCCAAGACGGATAAACCGGAGGATGGGTCATACGGGGCTGGAGCGGAAAAGGCCAAGTATCTGAGTGATTCGTTCTTTAACAATCTTTGTGCAAGGATGGAAGGCAAGGATGTCACCCTGTTTCTGATTTCACAGATCCGTGCGGCAATCGGGATTTCTTACGGGAAAAAATATCGTAGGAATGGCGGCAAAGGTCTGGACTTTTATACTCATGCGGTTGCTTGGCTGTATGAACAGGAAAAAATGAAACGGACATTCAGGGGCGATGATCGGGTGTATGGTATTCGGGTGCTGGCCCGTATTGAAAGGAATAAGGTTGCAAAGCCATTCCGTGAAGCGGAATTTCAAGCCCTGTTTGACTATGGCTTGGATGATATTTCTTCCTGTCTTGCGTATTTGTATGGTCCGAAAGTGGCGAAAATGTTATGGGATGGCGAAGAGTATTCGAGGGCAGATTTAGTTAAGCATATCGAAGAAAATAAACTTCAGGATGAACTGGCGGATCGGGTTGATACCGCGTGGCATGAAATAGAAGATGCGATCAAACCGAATCGGGAAAGAAGGTATTGATGCGCCTCGTGATCGATTGTAATTATCTTTGTTACAGGTCACTTTATACCATGGCCGGTCTGACCCATGAGGAAAAACAGGTCGGGGTCATCTTTGGCTTCATCAAGCAGATATTAAAGCTGTCCTCCCAGTTCCAAACCAGCAAATTTGTTTTCTGTTGGGACTCAAAACAATCCTATCGAAAGTTGATCTACCCCGAGTATAAAGCTGGTCGTCACAAGGATCTCACTGACGAACAACAAATGGATCTTGAAATGGCCTTTGGTCAATTCGATGAACTTCGTGAGAATTTTTTGCCTTATATGGGCTTCAAAAATATCTTTCATCAAACTGGATATGAAGCGGACGATCTGATTGCCCACGTTGTGATGCGGCATCCTGACGATACGCTTATTGTCTCTGCCGATAATGATCTGTTTCAGCTGTTGCTTGATAATCGGTTTTGTCCGGTGAAAATGTGGAACTTCAAGGTGGTCAATAGCGAGGCAAGATTTACCGCGGATTGGTTTGGGTTGAAGCCGGTGGATTGGATCAAGGTCAAATCCCTTGCCGGATGTTCAAGCGATAATATTGCCGGGATCGATGGGGTTGGGGAACTTACTGCTGCAAAATACGTCGCCGAGATTTTGCAGGGAAAGAAACGACAGATCATAGAAGATTGGATCGACAACTCAAAGGATCAAATGGATCTGAATTATCGATTGATCGCCTTGCCGTTTGTCGGCAAGAAACCGCTCAGGATCGAGTACGCGGAGTTGGATGATATCTCACCGGTAAAGTTCAGGGCTATCTTTGGCCAGTATGGGTTCCGGTCCTTGATTGCGGTTGATGAAATGGCAAGATGGATGGATTCATTTTTTGGAGGGGATCATGGCGGAAAGTCTGGGCCAAATGTCATTCGGAAAATACAAAGGTAAAGACATCGAGGATGTTCCGGATAGTTATCTGAAATGGTTTATTGGCGAAGATGATATTGTTCGTCGTAATGGTATTTTGTGTGATAATATAAAAAAAGAATTGAAGTATCGAGATGACTTCGATCTTCATGTGGAGGAGTGATGGGAAAGGGCGGCGATTTCGAGAGGGAGTTTTCCAAAAAGCTGTCATTGTGGTTTACGCAGGGCAAGAGCCCTGACGTCTTTTGGCACACGCATGGTTCGGGTGGTCGGGCTACCATGAGGGGGAAAAGAGTCAAGGGGCAACTGCAAAGTCAGCATGGGGATATCATGGCGGTTGAGGAAGAGGGTAAACCCCTTGAGGCCGAGTGGAGCATTGAACTCAAAACCGGATACTCCGGAAAGTCGAAAAAGAAATTAAAGAACGAAGATGGAAAGTCGGTTAAAATATTGCTGAGATGGGATTTGCTGGATCTGATTGATTCCGCGCAGACCGAGCCGGTTTTTTATTCTTTCTGGAATCAGGCAAGGCGGGATGCGGAGCTATCCGGAAGAGTCCCGGTGCTTGTTTTCAGGCGTAATGGCCGGAAGCCCTGTATCGTTTTTACAAGGGGATATTTCAATAAGTTGGTCGATGCGTTTGGGTTCCCGTGGAATGATACGGTTATCCAAGTGGGGAAAAGGGCTTGTATAATGGGGTTGGATTCTTTTTTTGATTGGGTGCCGGATATTTCATCCGTATTGAGGAAGGAAAATGTTCAAAAAACTAAGCATAGTAAACTTTCAATCGCACGCTGACTCGTCTTTTGAGTTCTCACCATTCGTGAACGTGATTCAGGGATTGAGCACAGTCGGGAAAACCGCGGTCCTGCGGGCATTGCGGTTGCTGATTGACAATCGACCATCGGGCGGCAGATTCTTTTCCAATTTTGCCGGGGATAAAGGGGAAACCAAGATCACCCTTGATTTGGACAATGGTCAGATAGTCGTTGTCAAATCCATCAAAGTTTCCGCCGATAAAAAAGAGGTCAAGGCCACTCATTATTATCTGGATATTGCCGGGAAGAAATTTTCATTCACCGGGGTTGGTGAGTCAGTGCCGGATGACGTGAAGAAAATATTGAATCTGTCGGAGCTGAATGTCCAGCGGCAATTTGATATGCCGTTTCTGGTGTCCTCTTCAGCCGGGGAGATTGCCCGGGTCATCAACCGGATCACGAATCTTGAAAAAGTAGATGATTGGGTTTCCAGCCTGACTTCAAAAATCAATGAGTCAAATCGAAGCATTGTCTTGTTGGAGGATGAACTCAAATCCGCCCGTATCGATCTTGACAAGTATGATGGATTGGATGATACCGATCAGGTGGTCAAGGATCTTTTGAAGACTCAGGGGGAATTGACATCGCTTTTATCTGTGGCTTCCCGTCTCGATCGGGAATTGATATCCTACGAGGAAAAGTACAGATCACAGGAACCGCTCAGGGAATTGATCAAAGCGGAAAAATATATTGCCAAGGCCGAGAAAATCCGGGTTGATGATGACAGGATTTTTTATCGGGCGCTTTCCGATCTTTGTGAAAAGGGGAGACGATTGGATTCCGCCCATGAGGAATTGGTCGGGCAGTATGAGTCCTTGAAGGATGAGTATGTTGCCGTTCTGGAAAAATCCGGTCGATGCCCGGGTCCGTTGAATTGCCTATTGACCAAAAAGCAGATGGTGGAAATGCGGGGTGGGTTATGAAATTCGTTCTGTTGTCCGATGTCCATTTGATCACTGAAAATCCGGTTGGAAGGATGGATGATCTTGTTTCGGTTCAATTCGATAAGCTGAAGTTTGTTTTTGATACCGCAAAAGGGATGGGGGCGACCATTCTTCAGGCCGGGGATTTGTTCGATAAGCCGAGGAGCTGGTTGTTGCTCCCGAAGATGATTGAGTTCCTTTCCGGATATAAAATCCCTGTGCTTTGCGTTTTTGGGCAGCACGACCAGTATTTCTACTCGGAGGGGATAAGGGAAAGGACGAATCTGGGGGTTCTGGCAAAGGCTGGATTGATCATTTTGCTTGATCCGGATCGTCCCTATCGGGTGCCGGGTCAGGATGTTTCCATATACGGGGCGAATTTCTCGCAAAAACTGGGCAAGATTCAACGATCGGGTCTAACCATAGGAGTTATCCATGCCCCGATATCGGACGCCCCGTTATACCCCGATCATGCTTATTCGGCGGCATCTGATTTTCTGGAAAATACTTTGGGGTATGATTTGATTCTTTGCGGGGATATTCATCGGTCCTTTTATTTCGAGAAAGATGGTCGACAAATCGTGAATGTCGGGCCGATGACCCGGCAGGAAGCGACCGAGTATAATTTTGCCCATGAACCGGGGGTGGCCGTTTTCGATACCGACACCAAAAATCTTGAGTGGATCGATATCCCCTGTGAACCAGCGATAAAAGTCTTGAGCCGGGATCATATCGAGCGAAAGAAAGAATCCGAAGAGCTGCTTTCCGGATTTGTCCGTGAGCTGGGTGAGGGAAGTGAGGTGGATGGTGTATCGTTCATCGAAAATTTATGGGCGTTCACCAAGAAAAACAAGATCGATAAAAACGTGATTGATGTTCTGGCGGAGGTTATCAATGGCTGAGGAATTGGGGGTTATGAGGGGAAAGATCGAGAGGGTCAAGCGGGAGATCGCCCAAAATGAGGGATCATTGCAGGTGATCATGGAGCGACTGAAAAAGGAATTCAAGGTCGACACCTTGGATGATGCTTATGATCTGTTGAAAAAGACTCAACAGCAGATAGAGGTCAAGACCGAGCAGATTGATGATCTGTTGAAAACCGCCCGCGGGATGTTGGAGAAGTATCATGGATAAGGACACTGTACAAAATATCATTTCTGTACTCAATCAGGCCAAGGCCAAAAGGGATTTGTTGCAATCATCCATTGCCCAGAAATCGGATAGAATCGCAAAAATGAAATCCGCCAGTGAGTCTTACATCAAGGCAAGATGGATATTGACCGAAGTGGCCCAGCAGACTCAAAGGAGGTTTCAGGACAGGGTGGAGTCGTTGGTCACGATGGCTATTCGCTCGGTATTTGATCGGCCGTTTGAGTTCCATCTGGAGTTTGAAAGAAAAAGAAACAAGATGGAGTGCAAACCGATCATCAAAGAGGGAGATCGGATTTATGATGATCCGGAGTATGATCTTGGCGGTGGCGTTCTGGACATCATTTCATTTGCATTCAGGATCGTGCTATGGTCTTTGCAGAAACCACGCAGTAGGAACACCATCATTTTGGATGAGCCCATGAAAAACATGGGAGCCATGGTCACTCTTGGTGGGCAAATCCTCAAAGAAATTTCCCATAAGCTCGGCCTTCAATTAATTATTGTCACCCATGATGCGGGGTTGTTGGAGATTGGTGATCGATCCTTTTTAGTGACTCATGATGGTACGAGGTCGGCCATTCAAACGGTTGGGGAGGTTGATAATGTCGGATTACCAACAGCAAGGGGTGAAAAAGCCGGGATCACAAAAGGGAAAATCAAAATCGTACGATGAAATCCGGAAGCTGGTCGAAGAGGGTAAGACTGACAGAGAAATAAGTGCGGTGATCGGGGAATCGACGCATGAGGTTTACCATATCCGCCGCGACATCTTGAAAATCAGCAACCACGGGAGGCTTCGGATCTGTCCGATTTGTCATGCGGCGGTATCGATTTACCTTTTCAATTTCTCAAAAATTGGGCAGGGATGTTTAAGATGCAGACGCAAGGAGGGTAAGGATCTTTACCGGAGGAGAAATATCGCTAATGTTGTAAGGGCCGAGAAAAGGGTGTTTGGGTATAGGAAGGTGGTATGTCTTCGTTGCGATAAAAAATTCAAATCGGAAATCTTATCAATGGACGGCCTGACCTATAATCATTTATGCCCGCAATGCAGGGTGATCGTGACAACGATGGAGAGGATGTCGATATGAAAAAAGAGAAAATCTGGTTTGAAAAACCATTGCTGCTGGATTTTGACGGGGTGATTCATGGATATAAAAAGGGAGAACCATTCGGGTTCAACATGGACGATCCGGTGGTTCCGGGTGCGGCGGAGTTTATTGAGCGTGCAGGGAAACACTTCCGGATGTGCGTCTACTCGGCAAGGTCCGCCATCCCTTACTCCCGAAAAATGATGCAACACTATCTTGAAACAAACGGGATCGATCCAACCAAGCTGGACTGGCCGATTTACAAGCCCGCCGCGTGGCTGACCATCGATGATCGATGTCTGCGATTTGAGGGGAAGTTTCCGTCGGTAAAGGAGATGCTGGATTTCAAGGCATGGTGCGAGTGAAAGGGGGGAGGAAATGATCAAAAGGATTTTCATGGACGTTGAAACCACCAGTCTGATCAAGGAACGAACCGGATTGTGGCAATTAGGCGGGATCATCGAGTGCGGTAAACGGCAAAGGGAATTCAATTTTAAATGTGATATTTTTGATGAGGATGATGTCAATCCGGATACCCTGAAAATGCACAACCTGACTATCGATCAGCTCGCAAAGCTGCCGGACCCGACCGAGGTCTTCGAGGAATTTCAGGCGTTGCTTGCATCCTATGTCGATAGGTTTGATAAACAGGACAAGTTTTATTTTATCAACTTCGGGGCGGAGTTCGATTCGGAGGTGGTCAGGCAGTGGTTCCTGAAAAACGGGGATGAATTTTACGGGAGCTGGTTCTGGCATCCGCCGATTGATATCATGCCGTTGGCGATGCAGGATCTGATCGGGAAAAGACACGAGTTGAAAAACTTCCGTCTGGACTCGGTTTGCCGGTATTACGGGATCGAAGTGGATGATGAAAAAATCCATGATGCCCTGTATGACGCGATCATAGCAAGGGAGCTGTACCGAAGGGTTGTAGGGGAGAAATAAAATCTTTTAATCGGAAGGGAAATATCATATACTCCCTTTCATGAAGATTACAAGACCCCATCAAAACAATCAAAGTGACTCTCCAAAGAAACGGGGGAGAAAGCCCGGTGTTCCCATCGGGAGATATTACAAAATCAAAGTTTTCATCGCTCAATACTTGATAGATCATAAGATGTACAAGGCTTTCATCCGATGCGGATATGGGACCGGTCAGGAAAACACCGACCGGATGAACGCCAGTCTGTTCTTTAACCGGCCGGATGTTCAACAAGCCTTGCATGAAGAAGTGGAGAGAAGATGCAAGAAACTTGAAATTGATGAGAAATCGGTGATCGGGGAGTTGGCGAAGATTGCGTTCAGCGATATCCGCAATTATATGACTTGGGATTCGGAAGGCAATGTAATATTTAAACCTTCCGATGCGTTGGCTGATAGACATTCAGGAGCGATTGCCGAGTTTGAGACAAGGGAAACAACCCGATGGGTGATTCAGGAAGTCGATGAGACGGACAAGAAAGGAAAGACAAAGACCAAACGGGTTGCCGTCACCGTTCCATCGTACAAGTTCAAGCTATATGATAAAAAGTCTGCGCTGATCGATATCGGTAAACATCTTGGATTGTTTTGGGAGAATGACAAGCAGGCAGATCCGACCGAATCCGCCAAACGGATTCAACAAGCATTGAAGGAAATTCAGGAAAGCACAAATATACCAAAGCCGGAGGATGATAAGGAATAAACAGGAGGTGACATCATGGGTGGACCAGGATCAGGACCAAGACCAGGACAAGGGAAAGGGAAGAAAAGGAAGGGTAGCAGTACAACCCGTACGATTTCCAGAAAAATCGGAGGGAAGATGGTTTCTACTCCAATGACAAAATCGCAGATAAGAAAATCCAATAAGGCGATGTATGCCTTATTTGATTCATATCATAAACATAAAAAGAGTTAACCATTACTGAACAAGGGCAAGGCTCGCAAGAAGAAGTTGAAATCTTTTCTTACATCAAAAGAGTTATGGTAAGCAATGACCAGAGCGAAACCAAGGTCAAGAGTCGATGACCTTTACAAGGTATTGGATCGGGCGAATCGCGTGAACCGGATCATCAAAAAGGAATCGGAGCGATTTAAACAACCAAAACTGCCGGGATATCTGACATCGTTTTGGACTCCGCTCCGGTATCATCCGGAACAACAGCGTTTGTGGCAATTCCCGGCAAGGTTCAACGTCAATCCCGCCGGAAGGCGGTCCGGCAAGACGGCCCTCGCAAAAAGGAAGCTGGTGGATAGGGCGATGAAGGGGACAAGGTTTGAGGACGCCCGTTTTTTCGCCGCCGCGCCGACCAGGGATCAGGCCAAAAGAATTTATTGGGATGATCTCAAGCGTTTCACCCCGCGATGGTTTCAGGCCCGTCCTCCGTCGGAATCCGAGTTGACGATTTACGGGGTCAATGGTTCCATCATCCAGGTTCTGGGAATGGACAAGCCGGAACGGATTGAAGGGACCCCGTGGGACGGCGGAATCCTTGACGAGTTCGGAAACATGAAAAAAGAGACATGGGGTGAGCACGTACGCCCGGCCTTGTCGGATCGGAATGGTTGGTGTGATTTGATTGGGGTTCCGGAAGGCCGGAATCACTATTATGATATTGCGAAGGAAGCACAATCAAATCAGTCGGGGGAATGGGATTATTTTTGGTGGAAGAGCGCGGACATCTTGCCCGCATCGGAGATAGAGGCGGCGAAACAGGATCTGGATGAGCTGACTTATTTACAAGAGTATGAGGCATCATTCATTTCCTTTGAAGGCAGGGCTTATTACCAGTATGACGAGCGAACTCATAATGCAAGAATTTCCTATGACCCAAAACAGCCATTGATTTTTACGTTCGACTTCAACGTCGCTCCGGGGACGGCCGGGGTGATTCAGGAAAAACAGGTCAGCGATTTGAATACCGGCGTGCAATTGGTCGGGGAAACGGTGACCGGGATCATCGGCGAGGTCTTCATCCCACGCAATTCAAATACGCCATTGGTTTGCAATCGTCTGATCAAGGACTGGGGCAATCACGAAGGAAAAATTTTGTGCTATGGGGATGCAACGGGCGGCGCATCCGGAACGGCGAAGATGGGCGGTTCAGATTGGGATCTGATCAAACAAATGTTGCGCAATCATTTCGGTGACAGGATTTCATTCAATATACCAAGGGCAAATCCATCTGAAAGAGATAGAGTCAATGCCGTCAATTCCCGGTTGAGGACCATGAGCGGGAAGATCCGATTGATGATTGATCCATCAAAAGCACCGCACATGGTCAAAGACTTCGAGGGAGTCCAATGTGTCAAAGGAGGATCGGGGGAGATCGACAAAAAGGTCAATGGAGAATTGAGTCATTTGTCGGATGGCGTCGGTTATTATATCTGGAAGGAATTTCCGGTCAGGAAAGTGGAAGACGGCATGGTTGTGGTGCGGGGGTTGTAAGAATAATCCCCGTGAAATTCGGAAAACAGGATATAATATCATCAATGGGAGGTGATAAGCATGACCACATTCAAGATCAAAAGGCTCGCCTTTATGAAAAACCCTCGGCATGATGAGGGTATTCCCGTATTAACCCACGATGAGATTGTCGTTCATATCATCAAGAAAATGCGCAGGTCTGGCCATCGCCTGATTTCTTATCGGGAGTACACCGATAAACCAACCATTATGAGATTTGAGGATCGACAATGAAATGTCTTTGGTGCAAAGGGATCGGTGAAATAAGATTGGTCAGATACGTGAAAATCAGGTGTTTGAATTGTAAGGGCACCGGGGAAGGGAGGGATGGTGATGATACGCCGGTAACGGGCCAGAAAAAACCTTGGATGATTGGAAACAAGTATGGAGTCGGCAATAAAAGCAAAAGCTCTGGAAAGGAGACTGAGCCATGAAAAGGATTATCTGTATCATCCTTTTGGTCATGTTGATGTTCGGTTGCGCAACATACAGACCGATTGTCGATATGAGAGGGGCGGATCAAGGTCAGTATGAAAGGGATTTGCAGGATTGTCAGTCTTATGCCGCCAATGTATCCCCAGCGGCGGAAGCAATGGTCGGAGCGGTTATCGGGGTTGGGGTTGGAGCAGTCCTTGGCGCTGTTGTCGGTTCGTTTTTTGGACAGGCCGACTGGGGTGCTGAAATGGGGATGGCCATAGTTGGAACTCAAGGGTTAATGGCAGGTGCGAGCGGCGGGATTCAAGGGCAGGTTGACATAATCAGGAATTGTATGTCTGGCAGGGGATACAATGTTTTGAGGTAGGGAGATCATTATGACAAGGTTTGGTCTGATAGGAAACGGGATAATCTCCAAACGACATAAGGAAGCGATCAGGCATATCAATGGTGAGCTGATATGGATAGTCGATCCGGTGAATGCCCCCGAAAAAAGCAATGACCAGAAAATCTATGTCCGGCAGGAATCAGGATACCTACTAGACATGGTCGATTATGTTGTTATCTGTTCGCCCACCCCATTCCATCGCCAACAGACAAAGAATGCCTTGAAACGGGGATGCAGCGTGATCTGTGAAAAGCCGCTCTGTCTGCCGTGGGAACCATTGATTGATGATGATCGGGTGAACGTGGTCCTGCAACTCAGGTGGATAAAAGATTTGCCGAAGCGTGCGGATTTGGTCAAGGCGGTCATGGTCAGGGATGCTGCGTTTTTCAAGACATGGAAGGGAGACCCAAAACAGGCCGGTGGTTTTATTTATGAGCTGTTTATCCATTACATCGATCTGGCCATTCTGCTCGGTGCTGGGTTTGAAGGTGAGGTCAGACCGGATGGTATTCAGGAGCGGAAGATTGTCAGCTATGATTGTTCCGAAATGTTTTTTAGCCAAGGTACATCTTCC